GACGACGAGGTTGCCGACGACATCGGCGGTCTTCCCAATCTAGACGGCAAGATCTGGCTGTCGGATGGCTGGTCGATCTCTGAGGTGAAGTGATGGGGAGGAACCTCGACAAGCTGATCGACACGCGCACGCTGAAGATGCTGCGGCTCATCGCCAGCAACAAGATCCTCGTGTGCAACTCACTGCGTCTCGCCAAGGACGTTGCCTTCGCGGCGCGGTTCAACGGCATGAAACGTGTCGCCGTCTTCGTCAGCACCACCGGACAATTCGCGGTGGCACTGAAGGACGCCGACCTGACATCAATCTGGAAGGAGATGAAATGAAGAACCCATTCAGCGCGAAGATCAAGGCGCACGATGTGCGGCTGAACGAAAAGACTGAGCGGCCCGACTACGGTTTCATCGACCGTCTTGGCCGCAAGGTCGGCGCTCGCGTCCACACCTACGAGCAGGACCACGAGGAGTTGCCCGCCAACTACGAGGGCTACTGCTGGCGCGGCACGCCGGGTCACAAGTGGATCGTCATCGCGCACAATACGCGCAACGGTCACCCCTACGGCTCGGCCACGTTCCACCGGACTTGCAGCACGGAGGAGGCCCGCGACAAGGCGATCCTCAAGTACCTGAACGACAGTTCGAGGCAGTTGCGGAAGAAGTTCGCGGAGTACAACCGCTGACACCGCTGGATTGACCAACCCCGGTGCGACATGATAGGAAGAGCCATGAAGAAAAGTCGAGAGAAGAACAAGCAGTATCTGGATGAGAAGATCCGCGAATACGGGGGCTACGGCAAGCTTGCCAAGACCCTCAAGATCTCGCGGCAGTCCGTCTACAAGTGGCAGGAGGCTCCGCTGGAGCGTTGCCACCAATTGGAGAAAATCCTGGGCGCTCCGAAGGAGCAACTCAGGCCGGACTTCTTCCGCCAGTAAGCACTGCACGGGGACGCAGCATGTCCGAAGGTAGCACTCCCCCCACGGGGGACGAAGCGGCTCGCGAGGTTTCGCGTCGGGCCGCTTCTCCTCGTGGTACGTCGGTGTGGACGCCGGAGCGCGACACCGAACTGATCGCGCTCTGGTCGAACGAGAAATACTCCACCATGCAGATGGCGACCGCCATGCGCCTCACCAAGGGGCAGGTGATCGGTCGCGCTCATCGTCTGCGCCTGCCGCAACGCAAGCCGCCGCGCCGCTACAACTACCCGACCGTGCGCCGTTCGCCGGGCGCGTCCGCGTCACGCCTCCTGACCACGCCCATCGTGCCGCTGACGCCGGCAGCTCCCGAAGTTCACGAGCCGCCACGCGAATACAAGACGGTGAAGTCGTTGATCGATCTGCGCGAGGATCAGTGCAAGTTTCCCATCGAGGACGGCATGTGGTGCGGACGCCCGCGATGGGACCGCTCGCCGTACTGCGAGGAGCATCATCGCGTTTGCTTCCACAAGGGGCGCGAGATGGGATGAGCAGCTGCAAAAGGAAAACCCCCCGCCTGTCGGTAGCGGAGGGTTCCCTGACACAAACAAAGGAGATGCACATTTCTGTGCGAGACAATCGATCAATGACACAAACCAAGGGAGGACGCAAGCATGTCAGTTCAGGCCATTAGTTGGGCGCTCTCGTTACGGGGCATCCCCGGTGTGGAAAAGTCTGTTCTCATCGCCTTGTGCAACTACGCCGACGCCCAAGGAGATCACTGCTTCCCCGGTCAGGAGCGGCTGGCGGCGGACACTGGGTGGTCGCTCCGGGCGGTGCGCGATGCCCTACGGAAGCTTGAGATGCGGGGTCTGATTTCGCGGGCCGGGCGGCGGCGGCAGGACGGCATCAAGACCTCAGACGAGATCACCGTTAAGTTGTCAGCGGCACCACGCGCCGCTAGGTTGTCAGCGGCACCTCACGACGACCTTAGCGGCACCTCACGACAGGGTCAGCGGCAGGAGGTGCCTGTACATATAGATGAACCGTCAGAGAACCGTCAGAGAACCGTCAGTTATAGTTCACGCAAGACCAAAAAAGGGTCTTCAGGGAAGGAGGATGTGGCAGAGATCCTGACCAAAGTTCTAACGCCGGAGATCGCTGAAGCGGTGGTCGAGCATCGAAATGCGATGCGCCGCAAACTGACACCGCACGGCGCCAAGCTGCTGGTGCTAGAGTTCGTGAAGTGGGGCAATCCCATCGAGGCTGCGAACGAGATGATCGCGAGGGGCTGGCAGGGTTTCAAAGCGGCGTGGATGGATCGCGAGCGCGGCCCGACGACGGCGAAGCAGCGGGCGGCTGACAACGTGCGTGAAATCACGAGACAGATGATCCAAGAAGGGAGAGACAAGGATGCCAAACGACATTGAGATTTCCCGTCTCGAAAAAGCCAAGCGTGAGCTGGCGATGATCGAGAACGCGACACTGACGAGCGTCGAGGATGCGGCAAAAGCTGTCGGCATTCTGGTCGCCTCGTACCCGCAGACGCCTCCGGCGGAGCCGGATGTCTACATGCGCCAACTGCGCGGACTGCTGAGTTCGTTTCCGACAAATGCGATCGAGACACTGGTCGATCCGCTGCGCGGCATCCTCACGCAATGCAAGTTCCTGCCATCGATTGCCGAAGTGTACGAGTGGCTGGAGAAGTTTCAGGAGCCCGACCGCCGGATGGCCGTGCGCCTGCGCGATCACATCACCATGCTCGAACACGCGCCGTTGCCATCGAGCGAGCCTGCCCCGCCACCGCTGTCGGTGCGGCGGAAGCAGATCGAGGACATCCCGCCAGGTTTACGCAAGCCGGAGAAGTTGCGGATCAAGGATCTCGATTGGCTGAAACCGCTGGAGCAGCAGGACCCGGTCGAGCGGCGCGTCAACGAACGCTTCGCCAAGACGCAACGCTCGGTGCCCGAACTCGCCATGCAGGCCCTGAAGAACTTGGAGGACATGCGATGAGCCGCGACAGTCTCAGGGCCTCGGAACTGTTCGATGACATGCGCGAGGTGCTGCGCCGCGAGGACAACGAAACCGTCAGGGCCGCATCGCTGTCGCTGCTGATGTTCGACTTCTGCGCCACGCACGAGGACCCGGAGGCCGCAACGCGGGTGCTGATGAACACGCTCACCCACCTGATCGAATGCTACGAAGGCGGGGTACCGGGCAAAGTTGTCCATTGACAGCGAAACCAAACGCTGGCGAGATCACGATGGCGGCGGGCTGAGAGTAAGCAAACATCCCCGGCTCCAACTCGAAAGCCTGCTCTCATGCGGGGTGCGGTTTGAACCTCCTTTCCACGCATGGTGGTTGCTCCGGTGGGGAGGTCACTCGGCATCCTACCCCACCGGAGATTTCAATAACTTAGGATTGACAACGCAATGGCGTGGCAACCCGGTAAGAGCGGCAACCCGGCGGGCAATCCCGCAGGCAGTCTCCCGAAGGCCAAGCCTTGGCGAAACGCGCTCGAACGCGCCATCAAGCGCCAGCACGACCTGACCATGAACGGTGAGGAAGGTCCCGTGCTGCCGCAGTTCCCCATCGATGGCGAGGTCGTCAAGGGCAAGGTCGTGGTCACCGTGCCTGAAGGTCAGGCCTTGGATGTGATCGCGGACATGTGCGTGCAGCAGGCGCTGTGCGGCGATGTCTCCGCTCGACGCGAGATCTCTGATCGGCTTGACGGCAAGGTGCCGACGCCCATCGAAGGCACGGATGTCCCGCTCATCCACACAGTGCGCTGGTACGGCGAGGACGACGACGAGGACGACAAACCGGAGGAACCGAAATGAGAGCCAAGACCGAAGCTGAGGTGAAAGCTGCGAAGGCCGACGAGGAGAAGCGCAGCTCGGAGCAAACGGCAGATCGAGCGAAAGACAACGCGCTCTACGCGCAAGGCAAACAGCCTGAGCATCACTTGGCGAAAGACGCCGCAGCCTTTGTGCCGACCAACGTCGATGGCTGGATGGGCAACGAGGCGATGAACGTCATCAAGGAGCATTGGACCGATCCGGGCATGCCAGGATCTGGCATCGACGCGCATATCCGTTCGCAGAAGGAACAGCAGCAGAAGGAGCAGGACCGTGACCGAAGCACGCAAGGACGACAAGCCGAAGGACGACAAGGAACCTACTGAGAGCAAGGAGCAGGCAGCTGCTCGCGAGAAGGCGAACGCTGCGTATGCGAAGGGCGAGCAGCCACCGCATCACCTCGCCGTTCAGCAGGCGGAAGGACGCGAGGGCGAGCCCGTCGAGCCCGCACCGTCCAACCCCGATAGTTGGATGGGCGCGGAACTCGCGAACTCGTACCGCAACCAAGAGCCGCCTCCGCCTGAAGCGGTGATGGCGATTGGCACGGCGGAGCAGAAGGCTGCCGCGACCAAGGACAGCGAGGCTGCCGCGAAGAAGGAAGACGACAAGCGCAAGGCCTCCGATGAGGACGCGAAGCGCAAGTCTGGCGTAGCAGGCAGCGACGACAAGCGGCCACGCGCCTGATGTCGGTAGTCGAGGCGGAAGACGACGAGGACGATCCCGGTGTCGCGTGGGTGCCGTACTATCCTCGAAAGGTCTTCCGCCCATTTCATCGCAGGCGGCAGCGTTGGTCGATCATCGTGGCTCACCGTCGCGCCGGCAAGACCGTCGCTGCCGTCAACGATGCGATCAAGGCCGCAGTCCGCAACAAGGACGGCGACGGTCGCTACGCTTACATCGCGCCGCTCTACACGCAGGCGAAGGACATCGCGTGGGACTACCTGAAGCACTACGCGCACCCGCTGCTTGCCAAACCCCCGAACGAAAGCGAGTTGCGCGTTGACCTCTTCAACGGATCGCGAGTGCGCCTCTACGGTGCCGACAATCCTGATCGACTTCGTGGTGGCTATTGGCACGGTGTCATTCTCGATGAGTATGCGGACATGCGTCCATCCGTCTGGGGCGATGTCATCCGACCAGCCCTCGCAGACAAGCAAGGCTGGGCGACCTTCATCGGCACGCCACGCGGGCGAATAGGCCTCTACGACATCTGGAAGGGGCTGGGTCAGTGGAAGGACGTTGAACTGTTCCGCCTGATGCTGAAGGCGAGCGAGACGGGTCTGCTCAAGCCGGAGGAACTGGCTGACGCGATGCGGACCATGTCCGAAGACGAATATGCACAGGAGTTTGAATGCTCTTGGGAGGCCGCGCTGAAGGGCGCGTACTACGGGAAACTCATGGCCAGGGCGGAGGACGAGCGCCGGGTCTGCGGTGTGCCCTACGACCCTGCGGCCATGGTTTGGACCGCATGGGACCTTGGCAAAGCGGACGCAACAAGCATATGGTGGGCTCAGGTGGTCGGTCGCGAGGTCCATCTGATCGATTGGTACGAGGCGACCGGAGCGGAGCTGGATCACTACGCCAAGATCGTTCGCGAGAAGCCTTATGTCTACGCGGGTCACATCGTTCCACATGACGCGCAGGCCAAGATCCTCGGCATGGCGCAGACGCGCCTCGAGCAGCTTGAGAAGCTGGGGCTGCGCCCGATGACCATCGCTCCCATGCATCGCATCGAAGACGGCATCAACGCTGCGCGTGTGATGATCCCGCGCTGCTGGTTCGACCGCAACAAGTGCGAGCGCGGCATCGAGGCGCTGAAGATGTACCGCTCCGAATACGATGAGAAGCTTGACACGCTTAAGCCGATCCCTCGGCACGATTGGGCGAGCCACACTGCCGATGCGTTCCGCTACCTCGCGATGACGCTCGACAAGTCGGATCAGTCTAAGACGGTGTTCGGACGGGACCTGAAATATCCGAAGATGGGAGAGGTGTGATGAGCGTGAAGGAACTGCTTGCGAGGGTTGCGTCGGGCGAACCTGTCGAGCCCGACACCATGCTGATGGCGCTCGCCAGGGCGGTCGTGCAGCTCCAAGATGTGATCGGCGTCGAGGAGATCGCGGAGCCCGATCTCGACAACGCCCAAGCCGAAGGCGACGAGGCCGATCCTCCGATGGGCAATGATTGATGGCATACGACGGGGGAACGAGCGGCGGCGCCGGCGGGCAACCTCAGCCCGCGATGACCGACGACGATCTGCAATCGCTGCTCGCCGCGCAGAAATCCGACGCTCTGTCCTCCGCCACCGAAAGCACGCTGCTGTCCGCCCGCGAGAAGGCGCTCGACTACTACTACGGCGACATGTCCGAAGACATGCCGACCATCGAGGGCCGCTCCAAGGCTGTCTCGACCGACGTTGCCGACACCATCGAAGGGCTGATGCCCTCGCTCATGGAGATTTTCTGCGGGTCCGACGAGGTGGTGGTGTTCGATCCGGTCGCGGAGGACGATGTCGAGAAGGCGGAGCAGGAGACTGATGTCGTCAATCATGTCTTCATGCAGCAGAACGATGGCTTCCTCGTCATCTACACCATCATCAAGGACGCGCTGCTGTCGAAGCTTGGCACGGTCAAAGTGTGGACCGAAGAGGAGGTCCGCGAGGAGAAGGAAACCTACTACAACGTGACGGAGGACGTTCTCCCCGCCATCGTTGCCGACCCGAAGGTGGAGATCTCGGAGTACTCGCCGTCCGACGAGATGCCCGGCACCTTCGACATCCGGGTGGTGAACAAGCAGCGGGTGAAGCGTCACCGGGTGATGGGCGTGCCGCCGAACGAGTTCGGCTGGAGCCGCCGCACGGTGCAGATCCGCGATGCCGACTACTGCTTCCACGAGCCCGAAGGCGGGCGCACTGTGTCGGAGCTGGTCGAGCAGGGCTACGACCGCGCACAGTTGGACGACATTTCAGCGGTGATACCGGGCGAGGCGAAGTCGAGCGAGAGCGCCAAGCGCGACACGATCAACGAGACGGGCAACGCCGGGTCGATGTCGGAAGACATGAACAAGGCGATGAAGCGCGTGTCGGTGTGCGAGCATTACATCCGCATGGACTACAAGGGCGACGGCAAGGCGTGCCTCTACAAGGTGACGACTGCCGGCGACGAGACGAAGATCCTGACCAAGGGAGGAGCGCCAGACATTGAAGAGGTCGATGTTATCCCATTTGCGTGCATCACTCCGTACATTGTCACGCATCGACTATGCGGGCGATCCGCCGCAGATCTCGTCATGGATATCCAAAGGATCAAGACCG